GCCAAAAATAGATGGTAAGACTTATAGAGTTTTAGAAATGGATACAATAAAATTAGATAAACCTAATCCAAGAAAATTAAAAGTAGAAGAAGAACCATGGCAGTAAGAACAATTATACCTGGTCCACCAGGAACAGGTAAAACTTATAGACTTGTGAACCACTATTTAACTAAAGAAATCAATGATTTACACACCAATCCTAAAAAAATAGTTTATGTTACATTTAGTAATGCCGCAGCGGATGAAGCTAATGAAAGAATAAAACATCCTTTACTTTATATATCTACACTACATCATCTTGGAACAAGAGAATGTAATATTGATACCACAACACAACTATTAAAAGATAGAAAATGGAAACAATTTACAAGTCAATCACAAATTTGTAGAGGAATGAAATTTGAAACTAAAAAAGATATTTATGGAAATACAATACATCAAAATCCTCATATGAGAATTATAACATATGCGCGTTCTAAAAAAATTGATTTAATGGAAGCTGCTTTACAATTAGATTTACATCATTCTGTTGACTTATGGTTAACAGAACAAATTAATGAAGATTTAAAATCATATAAAGAACAAACTGGAATGAAAGAATTTTCAGATATGATTTCCGATTTCGTCGAGGAAGATAAGCGTCTTGCTCTCGATGCCGTTTTCCTTGACGAAGCACAAGATCTAAGTCCTTTGCAATGGGATATGTTTTTTCATATTGAGAAACAATGTGAAAGATCATACATTGCAGGGGATGATGATCAAACTATCTACGGTTTTCAAGGAGCCGATCCAAGTATATTCATAGGTTTGAAACACAATACTGAAGAATCATTCATCTTTGATAATCAAATAAAATCGCATCGTGTACCAAAAAAGATACACGCTAAAGCTTTAGAAATTTTAAAACAAATAAATGAACGATTAGACAAGCCTTGGGAAGCGAGAGACGAGGAAGGAACTTATAAAGAAAATTGTTTATTATCTGATTTTAATTTTAAAAAGGATGACTGGATGATTCTTGCTCAAACAAATGCACAATTAAAAGAACCGGCTCAATATTTAAATGATTTAAATTTAAGATTTAAAGGTGGTCAAAATGAATTATTACCATCTGATTTACTTAAAGCATACAGAATCTGGACTAGATTAAACTCAGGAGCAAGTGTTTCAGGAGAAGATGCCCAACATGTAATTAAAAATTTTCTTAGAAAAACACAAGTAAAACACGGTTTTGGAGAAGGTAGATTATTAGATACAGTATATACTGTCACACTTGAGGATCTTCAAAAAGATCACGGGCTACTAGTGGCGGGCAGCTGGGAACATCTTCACATGTCAGATGAACAAAAAAATTACATAAAACTTTTACTAAAAAATGGTGATGATCTTATCACAGATTCAAAGATAGAGCTATCAACAATTCATGGGGCTAAAGGAAGAGAATGTGAAAACGTCATTCTTTATATAGATTTTGGCTCTGAAGATGAAAATGATTTTTTAGCAAGAGAAGCAGATAAAGACCCAGATAAAATTCATAGATTATATTTTGTTGGAGTAACTAGAGCAAAACAGAATTTATACGTTATGGAGAGTACACAAACTAACTTTTATAATATAGGATATCCAATAATATAATGCACACTATTTCAAGCGAACTTGTTTTATTATCAATGATGACATTTTATTTCGGGATTAAACTTTATTTAATATTTATAGTATGAGTGATGTATATAAAAAACAGGTGGGAGGATCTCATTACCAAAATATGAAAATCCAACCATCAGAATTTATTAATAAAAATAATTTGCCTTTTGCAGAAGGAAATGCAATAAAGTATCTGTGCAGACACAAGCAGAAAGGACAAAAGAAAGATTTGGAAAAAGCAATTCACTATTGTCAGATGGCAATCGATAGAGATTATCCTGATGTATAAACCGCTACCAGATTCATTAATAATTCAATCCTCAAGTGTAAATGGTCAAGGATTATTTGCCAAACAAAATATCCCTGCGCGAGAAAATTTAGGAATAACCCATATTAAGCTAGGGGAAAAAATTATTAGAACGCCTCTTGGAGGTTTCATTAACCATTCAGATGATCCAAATTGTACTAAAAGTTATACATTTGTAACCAACCACGATGATCCTAAAATTAAATATGACTACAAACAATGGAATTTATTTACAATTAAAGATATCAAAAAAGGAGAGGAGCTAACACTTGAATATAGTTTCTATAAAATATAATGTTTAAAGCACAAACAGAATGGGTTTGTCCAGAAACATTCCCAGATTTAAAAGAATATAAATACATAGCAATTGATTTAGAAACTAGAGACCCAAATTTAAAATCAAGGGGCTCCGGAGCTTTAGTAAATGAAGGTGAAATAATAGGAGTAGCTGTTGCTGTTGAAGGATGGTCTGGATATTTTCCATTTGGGCATAGAGAAGGAAATCTACCCAAACAAAAAGTATTGGAATGGACTAAAGAAATATGCGCATTACCTGCAACTAAATTATTTCATAATGCAATGTATGATGTGTGTTGGTTAAAAGCATATGGTGTTGAAATAAACGGCCACATCATTGACACAATGGTTATGGCTGCTTTAGTGGATGAAAATAGATATTCTTATTCTTTAAACAGTCTTTGTTATGATCACCTGGGAGAAGTTAAAGATGAAAATATATTGACTACAGCTGCTGAAAAAGCAGGCGCTGATCCTAAAGCTGAAATGTATAAATTACCGGCAATGTATGTAGGTGATTATGCCGAAAAAGATGCTGAATTAACTTTAAAATTATTTAAACATTTATCACTAGAAATCAGGAAAGATAATTTAACTGAAGTATTTGATTTAGAAACTAGATTATTTCCATGTCTAATTGAAATGAAAGTTAAGGGCGTCCGAGTAGACGTGGAACGTGCTCACTTATTAAAAACCAGGCTATCTGAAGAAGAAAAGCAATTGTTAATGCAAGTAAAAAAAGAAACAGGAATAGATGTCCAAATATGGGCAGCAAGATCGATTGGTAAAGTCTTTGATAAACTTTCCCTGCCTTATAACAGAACTGCAAAAACACAAGCACCTTCCTTCACTAAAAATTTTCTTCAGATGCACAAGCACCATTTAGTTCAATATATAGCAAAAGCTAGAGAAATTAACAAGGCGCATACAACTTTTATTGATACAATTATTAAATATCAATATAAAGGTAGAATACATGCAGATATTAATCCAGTAAGAGGAGAAAAAGGAGGAACTGTAACTGGAAGATTTTCCTATTCTAATCCAAATCTCCAGCAGGTTCCGGCTAGAAATAAAGATTTAGGTCCTTTAATTAGATCCTTATTTTTACCCGAAAGAAATCATACATGGGGATGTTTTGACTATTCACAACAAGAACCAAGATTAGTTGTTCATTATGCAGCAGCAAGTCCTAAACTTAGGGAAGATGAAGAAGTCAAAAGTATAGTAGAAAGATTTAAAAATAATAATGTGGACTTCCACCAAACTGTGGCAGATATGGCGGATATAGAAAGAATTCAAGCTAAAACAATTAATTTAGGTTTATTTTATGGAATGGGTAAGGCTAAACTACAGGCCGAATTAGGATTAGGAAGTAAAGAAGAAGCAGAAAAATTATTTGATAAATATCATAGTCGTGTACCTTTTGTTAAAGACTTAATGACTAATACATCAAGAGATTCACAAAGAAATGGGTACATTACAACTTTACTTGGAAGAAGATGCAGATTTGACACATGGGAAGAAAATGCGTTTAGACCTGGAA